CATCGTGTGAGCTGACGCCGAAGTTGACGATCTCATCCGTCAAGGGACCGAAGCGACGGTATTTGTTGAAGATGATCTTCCGCTGCTCGAACATCCCCATAATGCCCCGGAAACGTGCGACTTTGTCTCCACGGAAGCCTTTGACCGCATGCCAGTTCAGGTTGTAAAGCCCGTGGTCACCCAGGCAGATGCGCTTGAAGTCAGCCTCCAGGGAAGCCTGGTAGGCGACAGCTTCTGACCAGATGTCGATGTTGCTGCCGGTGGGGAAGTACTGAGTGCCGTCCTTGTGGACGATGCCCCACTCTTCCATCATTTCCATCAGGGCATCGAGCTTGTCGAGGTTGCCCATGATCCTGATGCGCTTGCAATCGATGATGTGGATCTTGTCTCCAACGCGTCCACCCATCACAAACACGGTGAAGTCGTTCTGTTCCCGGACACCAGCAGAAAGGTCAACGCCAACGCCCAGAGCATCGAATTGCGTAGAGATGGTTCCTTTGACGATCAAGTCCGGCGAAAGGGACAACTCACTGGTCTGAACGATCTGGTTCTGGTACTGGAAGCTGAATGCAACTGGTGCTTGCCGTCGGCGATCCTGCAGGTACTCCAGGGACCACATCTCGGGCCAGTAGGAGATCTCATCTCCGTGCTCATCGACAGTGATCGCTGACTGCACGATCTGTACCCAGTCATTGGAGGGCGTGAAGGTGCTGTTGTGAATGTCGTCGTGGCGGAAACGGGTACCGAGACAGATGGCCCGTCCACCCTCAAACATGGTGGGAACGATAACCGAGTTCCAGTTATCCTCCATGGCAGCCCGGATGTCCCGGTTCTTGATATCGTCAGCGCTCTTGATCGCGTCATCGATGATACAGAGGTGCGAACGTTTCGAGGTCACAGCACCCTTCAGACCTGCACAACAGACAGTGAATTCTTCTTCACCAGTCGACTTGATGCCAGCGAACTTCCAATCAATGCTCCAGTATTCGTTGGAGTTGATGCCCTTAGCAATCTTTACTGTTGGGAAGATTTCTTTATATGTTTTACTTTCTTCGATGATTCGTTTGATCGCTGCACTCTTAGGACGTGCAACGTCAACCGTGTAAGAAATATAAAGGATTTTTAGCGGTTTCTTGTGAAGAGCGTGTACGCCAACAGCCCAAGCAGTGTAAAGACCGAGAATGGTGGACTTTGCTGAACCACGTGGAGCGAGAATATCAATGTTGGGTCCGCCGATCCCAATTAAACATTCGGTGTCCTGACCAGTGCACAAATACTCGTGCCATTCCTTGTGGTGACGGGCAGGTGGTTTGTCACCAACAACATCACAGAAATAAGCGAAATCTACGCGAGCACGCTCGACATCAACTGAAGTCGTCTTTTTAACAACGCGTTGTTGTGCAGCTGCTCGCGCAGTTCTGCGATAAACGCTATAAATACTGGTGCCTGCCATGCCTGAAGCATAGCGCAGTAATTTTTACGATTCTTCCTGCAGAATCTTTGTCCAGACTCCCATCGAAGCTTCCTGGAGTGGACCCTCGATTGGATCGTCACGGAAGATCGTCAGCATCTCTCTAAGAGCACGATCGGCTCCCGCCAGGATGAGACCTTGCTTATCCATGAGGACCTTTTCATCGTTGAGCTGTTTGATCGCGCCACGAAGTTCTTTCTGGAGCATGGCAATACGGGACGTACCCATATCTTGTTTCACCATGCCCATATCAATGGCATCTCTGAGTTTGGAGATATCTTGCGACATGTTGTCGATCTCCATCTCCAGTAGGCCACTAAAATCCCGTTTCTTAAATTCCTTCTTGGACCATTCATCGCATTCCACGATGCTACCCATATACCCGAGGAATCGGGCATACAGGTACATCTGGATGGGAGAGCCAGATCGTTTACAGAATGTAAGAAAGGATTCGCGGTCTTTGTCGGTTAAAGACTGAATCCAATCGATCATGTCCGGTACTGCTGTTGAGCTTGCTCGTAGTCTCGGTTCTCTTTATAGCGCCGGAACATCTCTTGTTGCAAGGAAGTCTTCCGTTCTTCACCACCTGCAGTCTCGAGACCCGCACGATACTCAGTACCGGTTGCAGCCACGGTTTTCCGCTCTTCTTCACCACCGAGAACGCGGCTTGCACGCTCTTCCTCACCAGTCTTACCAATCGTCAGGCGCTGTTCGGCACCAGCAGATTGTGTACGACGGATGTCTTGACCAGCGAAGAACTCAGCGTTCGTACGGTCAAGCTGCGAACCCAACTCCATGTTGAGACGCATTTGCTTACCGCTGACTTCGTTGAGAGCAGCCTGAGTCTGAACCGACTGGGTAGGAACAGGAGTCGGCGGCGGTGGCGGCGGCGGGGGAGGAGAATATACGACTGTCGGGGATGGAGAAGGTCTGCTGCCGCCCATGGTGAGTTACTCGCTTTTAGTAGTTTATCGTGGCTTGATCAGCCTGCAGAAATATATTTGCCAGCAAAGGTGCCAGCAAATTGCTTGGCTGCTTGTTGTTGAGCAGCGACAGCACGCATCAGGTCGGCTTCACCAGCTTGGGCAGCTAACTGCTGCTGTTGTTTGGAGGCCATGATGTCCTGAATCTTGCTGGGCATCTGCTCCTTCGTACGAAGGTAGCGCTCACTGGCTGCTAATGCACGGCCAGTAGCTTCACGACCAGCAGCACTTAAATACGGATAAGTAGCTGCAAGTTGCTGAGTTGTTTGACGAGTGGCTTCGTCTCCAGCAAGACGCTGGCGCATGATCTCGTAAGGGAGATACTCTTGCTCGATCTCTTTGGTACCACGAATAACCTGAAGAGCCTTTTCCGGATCAACACCAGAGGATTTGTACAGGTCAGTTAACACCTGATTTTCAGCTGCCCGCTTATCTGAAGCTTCTTGCTCTTTTTTATCGAGTACAGACTGATACCGCTGGAACCCCTTGCCAATCTCAGACAGCCGATCCTCTAAAGAAGGCTCGTTTTTCTCGGCGAATCCAAAAGTTTGCATCAAGCTTTGCATCGGATTTGCATTCCGCTGGGATTTATAACCCAGAAGCAATCCCGAAGAAGGCTGAATTCCGCTCTTCATTAAAAGCGGAATTAAATTAGCTTCGTTGAGTCCGCCGAATTCTTCATTCATATCACTGATACTGGTATTGGGAAGTCAGTGCACCACCAGCCTGAGAAGCGGCTTGAGCGCCCATGCCGAGTCCAGCCTGTTGCGCAGCCTGAAGCATTGCGGCACGAGTTGCGATGTTCTGACGGATGCCAGCTGCAGCCATGTTGCGCTCGAACTCAGACTTGGAGCGAGCTTCAGAGGCTTTGTAGATTTCAGGGAGCAGAATGCGCATCGCATCACGCTGAGTCTCTGCCGACTTCAGCTGCTCAAGACGGCGTCCCATGCCTTCGGGACCAAGCACGCTGCTCGGATCACCAGTGGGAGGAGTGGGGCCGTAAGATCCCATCCCACCAGGGACAGCTTGACCACCATAAACAGGCTCACCTTTTGCGGTATAGCCAATCACGCCGAGACCGGCTTCACCGACTTTGCCTGCACCGCCTTTAAAGCCGCTTGCAGTAGCGCCTGAAATTTGGCCGACCAGGGGAAGACCGATGCCAGCGCCAAGACCGCCAAGTCCAAGGGCATTCAGACCCAGAGCGCTTCCTGCCATGCGAAGTCCGCCGCCACCTGCAGCGCCTAAGCCAGCGCCAAGAAGAGTGGAGCCGATATTTCCACCGGAACGCTTATAAGCCTCAACACCACCCAGAAGGGCGCCGCCGATAGGTAGAACTGCGCCGATCGCCATAACTAATTACATTGTTTATAAAAGTTATTTTAGGTTGAATAAATCAACCAAAAGCACCGCCAAAACCGCCAATCAATGCCCCGCCTACCGTACCAATAGGACCGAATGCTGAACCCATTGCAGCGCCTTGAAGTGCGCCACCTAAGCCGCCTGCGATCCGCTGGCCGGTTGACTTGCCACCAGCGTTTTCGACGCCAGGGATGAAGATGGGAGCCTGCTGTTGAGGGTAAACAACAGCTAAGTTATCAAGAATCTGACCGGCTCTGCCGCCAACCGGAGAACCTAGGACACGTGGGCCTCCTTGTTCAGCTTTCTCTCTGTATTTGTTTCCTCCTGCTTTAGACAACAAAGACCCAAAAACACCAGCGGCTTTCAATAAATCAGTCTTAGACCCACCGCCAAAACTTAAACCGGTTTTATCAACATCAAACTTACCGCCACCGAATCCTTCGTTTAAATCTGGCATGCTGCCCCAATCGGTGCCGCCGACGCCAGTGGCTCCGGTAAAATTATTATCCGAACCCAGTTTTGTCCAAGATCCGCTCATTGAAGAGTTGTTAAAATAGCTGCTCATTTTCAGTAGCCCTGGGACTTAAACATTTGATTCGCAATAGACATGGGATCAACCATGTTCGTTGTCATGCCCATTTGCATCTGATCAGTGCTTGCTGTCTGGCGAGCTTGGATCAGTGCCAGCTGATGCTGAAACTTCTGCTGGTCTAGTGCAGACTGAGTCTCGTAAGCGAGAACACGATCTTGCTGTTGCACCGGCAAGGAATATGCAGACTGTGCACGTCCCTCAGAGGAAGGCATCAGCGCAGAAGCACCTGCGGCGCCTGCAGCTAAACCACCCGTAAGGGCTATAGGAGCCAGGCGACCGACACGCTTAGCGTATTTCTCAGGGTCTGCCGCGATGCGGCCACGCAAACCAGGAGCGTCTTTCCAATCTTCTTTGCCTTGAAAAGAACGTAATGCGGCATCTGCAGCTTTCTCGGCTGCATAGCCTGAGGCAAACTTCAGAAAATCCCCTAAAGCTTTACCTGCTAATCGCGTTGCTGCGCCAGCTGCCATCAGATACTTACTCCTTGATTGGGGAACTTACTAGCAGTGTTTGGATCTTTTTCATTAGATCCAGCGGTTGCAGGTTGCGTCGCAAGTGGACCTAAACCTGCGCTAGAAATTTTTCTATCTGGTTCAATCATAACGCTATTCCGATAATTAGCCAAGAAGTTACTTGCCCGCTGGTTAGTAGCAGGATCCTGGAACATTGGCTCATCTGTCAAAGCAGCAGCATCAATCTTCTGTTGAGATTGCTGAGCTAAATCGTATGGAAACTGACTGTCGGAATAAAAGCGATCTCGATCAGGATTGTTCTGTAGACGAACAAAAGCGTTAGCGAAATCCTTAGGACTGCTGATTGGACCCGGATCGGCCCCAAGGCGGTTGAATTCAGCAGGACGTTCTCCAGCCCGCCAAGCCTTATCAGCGGGAT